CTCTTGCTGGGGCAGATGCAGATGGCGGTATCACAATACAGCATAAACAATGCACAATGATATATGATAATGAACCGAGAAACGAACATATCGTGAATAGAATGATAAAATCAGTTGACAAAAACTTCAATATAGTTGTCTGGCCAAAGACAGATGAAGGTAAAGATATTAACGATTTAATTCTTTCAGGAAAGTCCGCTACCCAGGTGCAAACACTTATATATAATAATACACATAGCGGACTCTCTGCTCTTCAACACATTAATAATTGGAAAAGGACATAAATGACTTCGAAGGATAACCTATCAGTAAAAAAACGCAACGGTCGTGGCAGTGAGACCTTAGACATTGAAAAGATACATTCAATGGTTGGATTTGCAACCGAAAACATAACAGGCGTTAGTGCCTCTCATGTTGAAATCAATAGTGGTATACAATTCTTTGATGGAATAACTACAGAAGATATACAACAAATATTAATCAAATCTGCAAATGATTTAATTAGTTTAGATGCACCGAACTATCAGTTTGTTGCCGCTAGATTACTATTGTTCTCATTAAGAAAGAAGTTATTTCATAAGTTATGGGAACACCCAACACTACAAGAACAAATCAACAGTTGTATCGATAAGGGTGTCTATGATAAAGATATACTTAACAAATATTCATCTGCTGAAATAGATAGACTAGATGGTTTTATTGACCACGAAAGAGATTACAATTTCACTTATGCAGGCTTGCGACAAGTCATGGATAAGTACCTAGTACAAGACAGAAGTAATGGTGATATATTTGAAACTCCTCAGTTTATGTACATGATGATTGCCGCTACATTATTCGCAAACTACCCACAAGAAAATAGGATTACATATGTCAAAAGATACTATGACGCAATTAGTAAATTCAAAATTAATATACCAACACCGGTTATGGCAGGTGTTCGTACTCCTCTCCGTCAGTTTGCTAGTTGCGTTCTGGTCGATAGCGATGATAGTCTTCCTAGTATTTTCAGTAGCGACATGGCTATTGGCCGTTATGTGGCCCAACGGGCAGGCATAGGGATTAACGCTGGTAGAATTCGAGGTATCAATTCAAGAATTCGTGGTGGCGAGATACAACATACAGGCGTCATTCCTTTTCTCAAGAAGTTCGAGGCAACTGTAAGATGTTGTACACAGAACGGAGTAAGAGGCGGTAGTGCAACAGTTCACTTCCCAATCTGGCATCAAGAAATCGAAGATATAATAGTCTTAAAGAACAACAAAGGTTCAGAAGATAACAGAGTGCGAAAGTTAGATTACTCAATTCAAATCTCTAAACTATTCTATGAGAGATTTATTAAAGACGAAGAAATAACATTGTTCTCACCACATGAAGTTCCTGGTTTGTATGAGGCGTTTGGTCTACCTGAGTTTGATGAAATGTATGAGAAGTATGAAAGAAAAACCTCTATCAGTAAAACAAAGATAAGGGCACAACTACTGTTTATGGACATACTCAAAGAGAGGGCAGAAACTGGCCGTATCTATATCATGAACATTGACCATTGTAATACACATAGTTCTTTTAAAGACAAAGTTTACATGTCAAATCTATGTCAAGAGATTACATTGCCAACAACACCACTCGACCATATTGATGATGAGAAAGGCGAGATTGCATTGTGTATTCTATCTGCTATCAATCTAGGTTTGATTAGAGATAAAGACGAACTAGAAGGTCTTTGTGATTTGTCAGTCAGAGCATTAGATGAAATCATAGACTATCAAGAATATCCTATAGAGGCGGCAAGAATATCTGCCGAATCAAGACGCTCACTAGGCATTGGTTATATTGGTCTTGCTCACTATCTTGCAAAGAATCATGTTAAGTATGACGACCCAAAGGCACTTGAACTAGTTGATGAAACAACAGAGGCATTTCAGTATTATCTATTGAAGGCAAGTAATAATCTTGCTAAAGAGAAAGGCAAATGTGATTACTTTCATAAGACAAAGTACTCAGACGGAATACTACCAATCGACACATACAAGAAAGACTTAGACAAAGTTATCAAGAGAAAGTTAAGTTACGATTGGAAACAATTACGAAAGGATATACAAGAACACGGACTAAGGCATAGTACACTTTCAGCACAAATGCCGTCAGAATCAAGTTCTGTTGTGTCTAATGCAACAAATGGCATAGAACCCCCAAGAGATTATCTTTCTGTGAAGAAAAGTAAAAAAGGCACTCTGAAACAAATAGTTCCTGAGTATCACAGACTGAAGAACTTCTACACACTACTATGGGATATGCCTAGTAATGAGGGTTACATTAATGTTGTTGCAACTATGCAGAAGTATTTTGACCAGGCAATAAGTGGCAACTGGAGTTATAATCCAGAGAACTACAAAGACGGCGAAGTACCGATATCTGTCATGGCAAATGATTTACTGACTACATATAAGTTAGGTTGGAAAACATCTTACTATCAGAACACATATGATGCAAAGACAGATGTAGATGAACCTGCACACCCAGTTGGTTGGCATGATAATGTAGATACCGAAAAGTCTAAATATGATGACGAAGAAGATTGTGAGGCATGTACAATCTAATGGATAAAAAAACACAATTTCACAATCTAACAACATCTGACCAAATGGTTTACTTTGACTGGATGAATGCTTTGATTGAAGATGGTCAAATTGACCCAAATATCGACAATGACGATTACATAGACAAGATGGAAAGGATGCACAAGTGTGATGTAAATCAAACTGAACCAACCTGGCCATTTTTTGACGGAAATACTTATTTTGACCCCAACGAAGAGGAGAACATATAATGGGAAAACGAAGCGTACCAGGAATAATAACTAAAAAAGGAAATAAAGTGAAAAAGAATATGAGTCATAGTACATTCACAGCTAAGCGTCACCCAAATAGCAAGAGGGTGAAAAATGTTTAAAACACTATTCGGAGAAAAATACACAAAGGCATTTATAGACAGAGTTGAATGGCGAAAGAAAGAGTACTACGAGAAACGCAGAATACAAACAATTCGTAGTAATGCTGCTAAGATGGCGATGAACTGGACGCATGAATACCCAACAGGAACACCCCTTGGTTATATCAGAGATGATATTATTGAAATGTGGGAACGCTCAGAAGGTGTTGGTATCTATAAAGGACTTGTTAATAAAGAAGTTACTGAAAGTCATATGGAAGCAATACAGACTATGGTTCCTCAAGTTAAAGGCATTGAGCCAATGGCTCAGAAATATCCACAGCCAGTTCGTGGTACACGGAAAGATGTAAACTTGCAATTAGCTAGGGCTGAAAAGAAATATGTACAAGACTGGAGAAATCCGCCAGATGAGGAGTCAAATGACTAAAGTATTTAACACAGAAGAAGTCGACTGGACTAAACAACCTATGTTTTTTGGTGCAGAGCCTAACACACAACGATTTGACCAACAGAAGTATCCTGTATTCGAGAAGTTGAATCAACAACAGTTAGGATTCTTCTGGCGTCCTGAAGAAGTGTCTTTGCAAAAAGACAGAAATGATTTCAACTCATTGACAAAAGAACAGAAGCATATATTTACTGCCAATTTAAAATATCAGACACTATTAGATAGTGTACAGGGCAGAGGCCCATGTCTGGCGTTTCTTCCTTACTGTTCATTGCCTGAGTTAGAATCTATGATTGTTGCATGGGACTTTAGTGAAACGATACACAGTCGTTCTTATACTTACATAATGAAAAATGTGTATTCAAACCCGACTGCTGTATTAGATACGATTGTACAGACTCCTGAAATCATGGCAAGAGCCGTAACAGTAACCGAATCTTACGATAGGTTCATAGAGTATGCACAGAGGTATCATTTAACTGGCGAAGGTAGTCTAAGAGAGATGAAGAAACAACTCTATCTAAACCTTATCAATGTGAATATACTTGAAGGCATTCGATTCTATGTTTCATTTGCTTGTTCGTTTGGTTTTGGTGAATTAAAACTAATGGAAGGTAGTGCAAAGATTATATCTCTAATTGCTAGAGATGAAAACCTACACCTTGCAGTATCTCAAAACATTATTAATAACTATCGTAACAAAGAGAAAGACACAGAGATGCTTGAGATTATGAAAGAGTGTGAACCAGAAGTTTATGCAATGTATGATGCCGCTGTTCAACAAGAGAAAGATTGGGCAGATTATTTATTTAAAGACGGTTCAATGATTGGTCTAAACGCTGCTTTGTTAAATCAGTATGTCGAGTTTATGGCAAACAGAAGAATGAAAAGTATCGGTCTAACACCGCCGTATGAACAGTCAACAAGAAACAATCCTCTACCTTGGACAGAACATTGGTTGAACAGTCGTGGATTACAAAATGCACCACAAGAAACAGAAATAGAAAGTTATGTGGTTGGTGGCATCAAACAAGATGTCGAAACTAATAGTTTTAAAGGATTTCAATTATGAGCGTAAGACCAAAATCAGTATGTGATAGTTGTTCTGCAACTTTTATTATCGTACACGAGTTACCTGAAGAAGAATACACAGAACAGTATTGCCCATTTTGTGGCGAAGAGCATGAGGAAATCCAAGAAGATGAATTACTAAATGAAGATTGGGATTGATTATAGTTTAAGTTCACCAGGCGTATGCGTTAACACAAGTAAGGGTGAATTTAAGTATGAAGATTGTAGTTTCTATTACTTAACAGGTACAAAGAAATACGACAACACTTTCAAAGATAATGATGTTCGTTATGTAGGCACAGGACACAAGTTGTATACGAGTGAACCTGAACGATACAATAACATTGCTGACTGGGTTATAGATATAATCAAATCTTATGTATACAAAAGTTATTACCCAAAAGAACAACCAATCATTCAGATAGAAGATTATTCTTATGGGTCAACAGGCAGAGTATTTCATATCGCAGAGAATCTAGGACTACTCAAATACAAACTCAAGATGGAGTGTGGTTGGGATTATACTCTACTACCGCCGTCAGTTATCAAGAAGTTTGCGACAGATAAAGGTAATGCGAATAAAGACTTAATGCTTGAGGCATTTGAGAAAGATACTAGCGTAAATCTTGAATTATTGTTTGATACTAAATCAAAATCACCGATTACTGATGTAGCAGATGCGTATTTTATCTGTAAATATCAAGAGAAATAGAGTCAAACTTTTATTCCTTCTAAATATAAGCAGATACAACCTAAAAGTGCGTATCTAATCCGAAATTTGATTTGATATCTCAAGCTTCATTAACTCAAGGCGTGAAAAGTGGCAAAAATAAAATTATTCTATACTAAATTCTTCAAATTCTTAAAGACCAACGCTGACTCATCTCAAGACAGCGATGATGATGATGACATTTGGTTTAGAATACCGCTATAATTCACGCTTTCGAGTTTTCTTACGCAGTTATTTCACAAAAAGCAAGGAATAATGCTTGACTTTACTCCCAAACTAGTGTATAATATACATATAAAATCAATAAAAAAGCGTATAACTAAATGAGCAAAATACTAATCATTCTAATATTGACAGCATGTCTATATACTTTATACACCCCAGTTGAGATACAACCTATAATAAATCAGGAGATAAAATGAAAAAACTAATCGCACTATTTACAGTTGCGTTATCAATGTCAGCAACGGCCGCCACATCAGTTCAGAACGGTGTCGTAACTGACAACTACAAAACAATTATTAAACAAATACCTTACAGAGTTGAAGTATGCCAAGACAGAGTACAACCTGCTGGCGACGGAAGTGCGACTAATGAACTAGTTGGCGCATTATTTGGTGGTGCTATAGGTAATAGTTTTGGTAAAGGCGATGGTAAAGATGCAATGACTTTGTTCGGCGCTCTCATGGGTGCTTCATTGGCGCATGATGATGAACTTAAAAAGAATCCAGGCACTAAAACTGTTACTGTATGTGATGTTCAAACACGATATGAAGAATCAACAAGTAAATCATACAGTCATTCAACTATAACATTTAGTTCTAATGGTAGAAAATACTCACTTGATTTTGTAAAATGAAAGTAATAGTATATAGTAAACCTGCCTGTCAATTTTGTGATAAAGCAAAAGCGTTATTAACGCAACTCAAAATTGAATACACAGAAAAGGTAGTTACTAAGGACATTTCTTTAGAGGAACTCTTTGAAGAATTGGGCAAGACGGTACGAACAATACCACAGATTGTGATTGATGAAAATCACATAGGAGGTTTCAATGAACTCCGAGAATACTTTGTAGATAAAGGTAAGATAAACTACAAAGGTGAACTTTTATAAAACTTGAGGAATAATTATATGATGACAACAGAAGAAATGTTGAAGAAAGAAGCAGTTAGATTAAAGATGGCAAACCTTCGTTCAAAACGAAAGCCGCCAAAACTATCCAATGTACACCACACGGTGAAAGCACTACCTGACAATAACACATTGTCTTATGTAAGTGTTAAGAAATGGATATCAACACAAGAGTCAATCGTTAAGTCTGCACGAGTAACAGAACGCTCAATCAAAAGTGAAGTTTCCCAAAAAGATAAAGATAAGGCATTCAGAACTAGAATCGGTGCTCAGTCATATATTCGTGCCATCAAACGATACATCACTACTGGTGATTGGTCATCAATGTTTTATGGTGAATTTGAAGATAAACAAATGCAATGGACTACAGTCGCCGCAGTAGGTAAATGATATAAATAGTTAGATGAATCTAACACTTTCCGACAAGGCGTTCTCGCACATTAACTCTCTATTAAAAGAACATGATAGTACATGGGCTCGTTTACAAGTGAAAGCTGGTAAATGTGCCGGTCTTGTATATGATTGGACTTTTGATACCTCTAAAACAATAGATGATAAAGAGATTGATGGCGTTCTACTAGTCGACAAATCAAATGAACGATATCTATCAGGTATTGAAATAGGTTATAAGGCAGATTTGATGGGAAGCGAATTCACATATATCAACCCGAAGGCTCAGGCAGCATGTGGTTGTGGTATTTCATTTCATGTAGAGGCGTAGATGCAAGAGTTTAAAGATTTTATAACAGAAGGTGTTTACGACAAACACATATTTAAAGCATTCTTCTTAGCAGGAGGACCTGGTTCAGGCAAGTCATGGGTTGCAGCACGAACACTAGAAGGCTCAGGTTTGAAATTAATCAATACTGATTTAGGACTTGAGAACTATGCTAGAAAGGTAGGTTTAGAACTAAAGATGACAGCTATGTCAGACTTTCAAACAAGACAAAAAGACTTTCTTAGAAAAAGGTCTAAGAAAGGAACAGAATCTCAACTAGCACACGCAATTGATGGTCGATTGGGTCTTATATTAGATAGTACTGCAAGAGATGTTCCTAGAATAGAAAGAGAAATGAGAGCATTACAAGTAATTGGTTATGACACTTACATGGTCTTTGTTAATACAACAATAGAAGTTGCACTTAAAAGAAATCAACTAAGACCAAGGGCACTTCCAGACCATATGGTAATATCAAGCCACAAACAAGTTCAGGCAAATAAAAAACAGTTGCAGAACATATTTGGGTCGGGTAATTATGAGGAAGTTGATAATAATTATGACTTGAAATATATAAACAATCAAGTTTATAAGGCAATCAACAAACATAAGAAAAAGAAATATAGTAAACAGAAAGCAAAAGACTGGTATGATAATGAAATTGCAATGAAAAAGGCAACAGGAGCTGCTGCAACGAAGAAGCAAGGATTCTTTTCAAGATTCAAAAGATAACTGAAATAAAGCTTGACAAAACTCCCAAACTAGTGTATAATGGACCTATATTATGATGAAAAAAGGTGAAAAATATGGTAAAAGACATTAACGGCGTTGAATATTCATACGCTAACAAAGACGAACTTGCCTTCGGCACTTACGAAGATGAGCCTGAAGTAGAAATTATTCAGTTAGTTCCAAGAATGTATGCAGAGAAACTTCCTCACGACTATGTAAACAAAGGTCTAGAGCAAGTGATAGATTCGGAGAATAAATTATGATTATAGTTGATTTAAGTCAAGTAATGATTTCTAACCTGATGGTACAAATCAATGGTAGAAATGCGCCAGAACTAAGTGAAGATTTAGTCAGACACATGGTTCTTAACTCACTTCGTGGGCATAACAGAAAGTTTCGTGATAAGTATGGTGAGATGGTTCTTGCTTGTGATAGTGGTAATGTATGGCGTAAACAAGTATTCCCAAACTACAAGGCAAATCGTAAAGAAGCAAGAAAGAAATCAGACCATGATTGGCCAAAGATATTTGAGATTCTAATGAACATTAGACGAGAACTCAAAGAACACATGCCGTATAGGTATGTTGAACTTGATACGGCAGAAGCAGATGATATTATTGCTGTTCTGTGCCGACAATATCACGACCAGAAGATTTTGATACTATCTGGCGACAAAGATTTCATACAGTTACACAATAAGAATGTGCAACAGTATAGTCCTGTGTTGAATAAGTTCATAGGAAAAGATGAAACGCCGAGTATATATATTAAAGAACATATACTAAAAGGTGACAGAAGTGATGGCATCCCAAATGTATTGTCCGATGATAATGTTTTCATTGAAGGCAGACGACAAAGACCTTTGACTAAAAAGAAAATAGAGGCATGGTTAAATGAAATGGTTATGACCATGACTCCAGAAGAACAACAGAATTATGACCGAAATCGAAAACTAATCGATTTAAGTCTAATACCGCCAGAACTTGAGGCGAAAATATATGATGAGTTTAACGAGGTTAAAGTAGCACACAGAAGTAAGATACTGAACTACTTTATTACAAGAAAGCTTAAAACTTTAATTGAAGTCATAGACGAATTTTAGACTTCAAAAGAACTGTTAAGGAGAAATTAACATGACAATAATCAGAAGAAATGCCGATGGTACAATCGTTGGCGAACAAGCAACAACACAATCCCACCCAGCACTTACAACTAGAAGAGGTATGTCCGCAATGTCTGAAGCAGGCAGGTCCGTACCCCCTATGATGCATGAAATTGCTACAAAGGTAAACAACGCTAAAGACAAACCAAGAAAACTAAAAGTACTGCGAGAAAATGATTCAGTACCTTTAAGGCAAGTCTTGAAAGGCGCATTTGACCCGAGAATAGAATGGATGTTACCAAAAGGTGATGTACCTTACACGGCAAATGATGCTCCTATTGGAACAGAACATACAGTACTTCATCAAGAAGCAAAGCGTTTGTATCTGTTTACAAAAGGTGGCGACAACACACTATCAAGTACAAAAAGAGAAGTTCTTTTTATACAAATACTTGAAGGACTTTGTGCCGAAGAAGCGGCGTTCTTAGTATCAGTTGTAAACAAGCGATTGAACAACGACTACAAAGGATTTACTGCTAATTTAGTGAAAGATGCATTTAACTGGGATGATGACTTTATGCAAAAAGAGGCGAAACCTTCTTACCCTGTATAACTTTTCACAAACCCTCAGAAATGGGGGTTTTATATTATGAATGAAGAAGATGATTTACCATTATCGAAAGACACCGTACCTTATGAGAAACTTCCCATAACAGACGAGGAAGCATGGAGATTCTTTTATGATTAAAAAAAACAAATATCAAAGACCAAAAGAAAAACTTGAAATAAGTGTCATACATGTTTTTACAGCATGTATCATGGCAATAAGTTTATTTGCTTTTGTGTCTGACACACATGCAGCCGAAATCAAAACAAATTCAAAATCTTCGTTTATATATTCTTTGAACTCTTGTATTAAAGATTTAAACAAAACCATACCCAAAAGTAAACAGATACCTTCAGAGTTGATTGTTGCACAGGCGGTAATCGAAACTGCTTGGGGAAAGAGTAGAATCTCTCATGAGGCAAATAATCTATTCGGCATCAGAACTTGGAATCAAGAAGATAAACATTTGATACCACTGCCAAAATCAGTTGACCCAACTTTTAAAACAGTTTGGCCTGGTTGGGGTGTAAAAGTTTATGAAACAAAATGTGATAGTGTTAAAGATTACATGAGAATTATAAACGAAGTGTTTGCATATGCTGAGTTCAGAGAGATGCGAGGCGACGGTATAATAGACGCTTTAGTATTGGCACGAACTCTCAAGAGATGGGCTGCTGAGGACCATTATACAGACTTAATCGAAGATGTAATCAAATACAACTTACGAGGCAAATATGACCTATAAACGCTTGACTTTTATTACAAACTATAGTATAATAACATTATGAATATATTTTACCTACATGAAAACCCAAAGATATGTGCAGAGATGCACCTTGATAAACACAGCAGTAAAATGCTAGTTGAGTATGCTCAATTGTTGTCGACTGCACACAGAGTCCTTGACGGCAAAGAAGTCATTTGCCTGAACAAGATAGGTCGCACAATGAAAACATATTCTCACCCAACAAAAGACCACTATCTATACAAATCTTGTCATGTCAATCACCCAAGTAACATATGGCTAAGACAAAGTAAAGCGAACTATGAGTGGTTGTATGAGATGTGGTTATGTCTACACAAAGAATTTCAGATTCGATATGGCAAAGACCACATGTCAGTTGTCAAGTTGAAATCTACACTAAAGAATTCGCCGATAAATATTCCTGATGCACCGTTTACACAACCGATACAGGCAATGCCTGATGATGTAAAGAATGAAGATAGTATTAAGGCTTATCGAGATTACTATATAAAGTATAAGAGAGGTTTTGCAACATGGAAAACTACAACACCAACATGGTTCACAGAAGGAATAAATGCCAACATACACATTTAAAAATAAGAAAACAGGAGTAATATATGAGGACTTTATGTCGATTTCAGACATGGAAAAAATCATATCTAATCCTAATATGGAACTAGTAATTGAATCAGTAAACATTGTTACATCTCAAGGCGATAATATTGATGCTAAAACTGATGATGGTTGGAAAGAAACATTGTCTAAAATATCAGAGGCACATCCTGATAGTGAACTTACTAAACAATATGGTAAGCGAAGAAGTAACAAAGATGTTAAAGTCGAAAAAATCAGAAAGAAACACAGAGATAAATCTTTGCGAAAAGCCCAAGGAATTAACGAACTTAAATAGTATAAAAGATATAAATATAACTAAAGAATATAAAGGAATAAAGTTATGTGGAAGTATCTTGGTTACGCCGGTATCATAATACCAGTATTGGGTGCAACATACGGCGGATTACAAATAGCATCTAATCTAGAAACTAAACTCAATGGCGCTTACGAGATGGCAGAAGATGCCCATGAGCGTATAGGTGGTATTGAAGGTCGTATAGACTTTGAAACTGAAGAAGCAAATCGTGATATCGAAAATGGTTTAGAAGGACTTAGTATTAAGTTAGACAATCAAAAAGAATCTATGTCTTTTAAAGTAAGTGAATTTCAAAGAGAAGTCTTACAAATTCAAAAGATTCTAAGTGTTCTTGAAGGCACAACACAAAATCTTGAAAAGAATTCATTTAGTAATGTTACAACAACACAATTAGATGGTGTAAGAGAACTTGTATATCAAGTCAGAGATGCTAACATGGGTAAACCTGACAACACTCAAATGTTATATGATTTACAAAGACAGGTAGAAGATATTAATCGTAGAATGAGTGAACTACACAACGGAAACTGGAACTAATGGCAGACTTTGACTTTTTAGATGGATTTGACTCAGGTGGCGATTGGGGTTTCACAGGCGTTTCAAGTAAACCAGCAGAAACATCAGCATCAAGTACACAGGCAACAGCAGATGTAGTTAAACAAACTGCCGCTGGCGTTGGCAAGGCAGTATCTACTGAAATCATTGGACGACTAGAAACAAAACTAGACAAGATACTTCGTGAAGTTACAGGCGCCTCTGAAAAGATTGATGCTAAGAATGAAGTTGAATTTGAAATCGCAAAATCACAGATGGACGATGAGTACGATTTACGAAAAGATAATCTTGGCAAAATACAAGCAGACAAATTTAAAGACCTAGAGAAGTTAATCATACCACTTCTTATCAAACTAGCAAAATCACCCGAGGCATATATTCATTGGCCCAATCGTGCAGAAGTAATCGAAGCACAACTCAAAAAGATTATAGCAATCACAAGAAATTAGTTCACAAAACGCTTGACAAAACCTTCAATCTCTGATATAATATACCTAATATATTAAGAGGAGAAAGAAGTGGCTAAAACTACTAAAAAGAAAGACCCAACACTAACTGGATATACTGCTGTAAAACCTAGTTTTATGAGGAAGTGTATTCACACATTCAAATGTATGTTCAACAAAGACTGCGAGAAGATTGCTAAAGAAGAACTCGCTGAAATGTCTAAATCACAACTAGAACTAGTTGGTCGTGATAACGGCATTGAACTGGACAAACGCAAAACTAAAAAACAACTTGTAGATGAGCTATATGAGGCGATGTAATGAGTGATGATTTAAATAATTTAATGAAACTTAAATATCCTGATAAAGAGTGGAAAACATTCACACATACACCCTTACTACAGCAGATGCCAGAGGTGTACACAGAAACTATCAATAAGAATAGATTCTATGTAACGCCAGAAGGCAATAAGTATCCTTCTATTACAACTGTTCTTTCAGGTAGAGCGAAAGAAGGTATCAATGCTTGGCGTGAGAGAGTTGGCGAAGCCGCTGCAAATAGAATAATGAGAGCTGCCTCATCACGAGGAACTGCTGTTCATGAACTCGCTGAGAACTATCTGAATAATGAAGAACTAAAAAATCAAGAGGTACTACCACTCTTTATGTTCACTCAACTGAAGTCAGAACTAGATAATATAAATAATATTGTTATGCAAGAAGGCGGACTCTATAGTGATAAGTGGGGTATCGCAGGTCGTGTTGACTGTATCGCAGACTATGATGGTAAACTAACAGTCATAGACTTTAAGACATCTACAAAAGAAAAGAAAGAAGCATGGATTGAAAACTATTTCATTCAATGTACTGCTTATTGTGAGATGTATGAAGAACGATATGGGCAAGCAATCGACCAGATTGCTATTCTAATAGTATGTGAAGATGGTACTACACAGACTTTCGTAAAAGATAAAAAAGACTATGTACCTTTGTTACAGCCAGCGATTGATGAATTCTGGACTGAACAAGATAGATTAGCACAAATGCTAAGATAGTCAACCGAATTCTCATTGACGGTGATTAAGTAAAGGTGATGGACTTGGGTTCGACTCCCAACATCTCCACCAAAGTATTTTATATAGAATATTTTTGTGGGGATGAC